TTGTGTACGCAAATGTTAAACCTGTGACGACTGCTGCGATACCTACTGCAATTAAACCGAACGGGTTTAATGCCATAGCGACGTTTACGGCAACGATTGACGCTGCGACTGCTGCGATCGTGCCAGCAATAATTGTAAATGCTTTCGGGTTGCGTTGCGCCCAGTCTGCCATTGCCTGCAAATACGGCAATACTTTTTGTAGCACGGGTAACAATGCTGCACCGATCGCTTCTTGAGTTTCACCCAAACTATTTTTTAATATCTTAAATTGTCCTGCTGCGGTTTTTGCAGAATTTGCGGCTGCGCCACCAAAGTTGTCTGATAGTGCAAGCATTACTGTGTCAAGTGACGCGCCGTCTTTTATCATGCCTTTCATTTCGGGCGACAACGCTTGCAAACCTTTCATGTTGCCTGCATACGCTTTTGCAAGCGCGTCGCTGACCGTAGCCAAATTGTTGCCAGTCGCTGCCGAAATATCTTGTGCAAGCGATAACGCGTCAGTTGCTTGCCCAACGTCTTTTGTACCAAGTAACAATGCGGCAAACGCTGGTCGCAACTCGCTATCAGCCGTACCCGTCGCCCTTGACATAGCCGAGATCATGTCCTCGGTCGCTGCAACCGTTGCGTCAGTAGCACCGACAACGTTTTGCATGGTATTAGCCAAAATTGCTTGTTGTTGTTCGTCCTCGGCTGCCGCTTTAGCCGCCAAACCCAACGCGCCTGCAACCGCCGTTAGCGCCGCCGCCGCTGGTACTGCTGCTTTTTTAATTGCAAACTGTGCTTTTTCGCCAACGGTTTCTAACTGCTTAAATTCTTTTATTGCTTTGTCAATGCCTTTGCCGTCAAACTCAGAGACAATAGGAATACTTAATGCCATAATTAAATCTCGCTTTGTACGGTGCGAATAGTTTTGATAATCATTTTTTGCATTTCGGCTTCAATACCGCGACGCGCTTTATAGACGGCTGGCCCGATCAGTCGAGTGCGACCAGCACCAATAAACCCAAGCGCGTTACCTAACTTGTTTGCGTTGGCGCGACCGGCTGTTTCAAAAATTGCGGCGGCTGGGTCTTTTTGTTCAATCAAGATCACGCCGACGGCGTTGCGTCGAGTGTCAAACCTCATGCGAACACCGTTAACCGCTTTGCTAACTACGAACGGAAATAGTTTGCGACCGTTTTGTGTCCACCCATATTTCATGCCCGATAACGGCAACTCTTTATAAACGGCTTTACCAGCATTAATTGCTGGCTGTGCGATAGCGGTTGCGTCAGCCTTAAAATCTTTTTGTAACTGTGGGTCAATTTTACGCAAACTGTTGATTGTCTGTTTAACGCCGACGACCTCAATAGTTGTGCTTGCTGGCATACGTGTTACCTCTTTTGCTTATTTAATAGCGTAATCACCGTCAGCAGGTCACGCGTGTCAAACTCGATTGTCGTAGGCCAGTACCCTGTTGCGATTAACAATTCTGCTAACTGCCGTCGGTAACTGCCTACGCCGTAGGGTTTGGGTCTGTCTCGTCAATCGCCTCAATAGTCATGTTTGGGTTTTCTTTAACCCATTCGCGATATGTTGCAGGCATTTTTTGACCGCTCAGTTTTAACAAATGGTACGCCCAGCAAACTAGATCGGTATAGCCGATGCCCTTGCCGTCGCTAATTTTGCGACCCTCAGTTTTTTCCCATTCGCATATCACAAACATATTGGTCGTTACTTCGACTGGCTGTGTGCCGTCGTTTAGATCAACTTTTAGTTTTAGTCTCATTGTGCTTTCCTGTTCTCGGCCAGTTATGGCACGGTTTATGGGTTTGTTGTGTCAATTGTTAGTGCGCCGCCTTGAAACACGACATCATAAGTTGAGAGTTCGCCAAGTGACGCATTGATAACTGGCAGGCTTTCTAAGTAGCAGTCTGTCAAAATAAATTTGGGGTTTGTTGCGCTGTCGGCTGCCGACGTTGGTTTGAGTGTGACGGTCGTGCGAGCGCCAATCAAACTAAACAAAGTTGCGTAAGTCTCGGTAGCGGCAAAACTTGCATACATCGTCAACGTGATCTCGTTGTTAACCAAACCTGCTGTGTAGGTGCGTGAGTTTGTGCCAAACGCGGTGTCTTCTAAAGCCTCAACCAAATAGGTCAGGGTCGCCGCTGTACACATATCGCTTAGATCAACCGCGTTGATCGTAAGTACCGGGTTTGATAAATAAGTTGCTGAAGCCATTGTTACTCCTTAGTTGTCTGTAATAGTTTTACCATATCGCAACCGTGACCGTGTGTATGCTCACGCTGTTTGCGCTTGTACGCCAACCGCTAGGTCATAGCACGGATATTCTTGGCCGCCGATTTCGAGTGTGCCGGGGCGACCCGACATGACGATTACTTTTGAGCCAAGCACCGTTGCTGTGATTTGCAGTATTTCGCGCAACACGGGTAGCCCTGCTGGGCCGCTGCCGACAACTTTGATAGGGAAGTCGACGCGCACGACATTGCCGTTACCAGCAACCGTTGTGAAACTGAGCGCCTGTATAAACACGCAATTTGGCACAAGTTTCGTTGGGTCGTTGACTACACGTAAACCTGTAACGGCTGTGAGCGTCGCTGTGAGATCGTCTAGCGCGTTGTTTAATAAATCGCTGTATGGTGCAGGCACTATGCCACCGCTGGTCGGTCAATACCTAACAACTGTTTAACAATCGGTGTCAATGATTGTTGCGGTGCTGTACCCATGTTGTCAAACGACGCAAAAACGTTTTCAAGACTGCCTCGACTACGCCACAGCGCCGCGCCATACATAAGAGTGCCTAGCGTTACGTCACCTGACGGGCTAGTAGTCAAATTATCGTTGTAACCTGCCTCTGCTCGACGGCGACTGCAAAACTGGTTAGCCGCGCTAACCGACTGCGTAATCAGCGTGTAATCATCTGACGGGTTAGTAATCGACACACCCAAATACGTAACCAAGTTGGCGGCCGTCACCCACGTGCAAGTTGGTGTAAACGCAACTGTGCCGGTGAAGATCGCAACAAAATCAACGTTGCTACCTGTGCAGTCGTACAAAACCTGATTAGGTATTGGTTGTGTTTGGTCAAATGTCCATTCGCCAGTTGTGCTATCTACACCCGTGTATCTGTATTGCGGGCATGACAACACGGTAAACGTGCCGTTAAACGGTGCGCCTAACGACCCTACAACTACGCTGTCGCCAACCTGTATATCAGTTGGCTCAAGCGTAGATATGCAGGCGTAGTTATCTAATAACTGTTTGCTTGCTGTTGCGTAAGTTGCCATAGCGGTTTAGCCGCTACTCGATCAGGCGTAACTTGTTTTGTAAGCGAGCGTTGCTTTTGCTTGGAAAAATGACGCGTAGCCGTAGTACGAGAACGTACGTGACAACGTGCCAGGGTTTTCAACGCTAAGCAATCCGCGAATTGCCTCATAATATTCTGACGCTGGCGCGTGGAATACTGCAATGGTTTTTGCGGCGACATTGCTGTCAACAATCATTTGCAAACCAAGTGGGTTAATTGTTGCCCAGTTTGCAAGACTGCCTGCGCCGAGTGTGTTGTATCCACCCAAACCCGGTTGGCCGATTGCTGGGAACAATGGGCGTTTGTCGGCGTCAACTGCTGAGCCAAGTTTTGCCCAAGCGTCAGGGCCAACCAACATATGCGTTGGGAACAAGTTTGTTCCTGACGATATTTTTTGTGCCATGACGTAAAGAGTTGCAATCAAGTCTTCGGGTGTGCCATCCCAGTTTGTTTGAGTGCTTGCGCCTGTAACAAATGTGTCAACTGCAAAGTTGTCTGTTGCAATCATGTACTGACCCATTAGGTCGTTCATAATTTGTGTCATCGCTGCTGGTGATGTAAAGTCGATGTCTTGTACCGACAAAGTTACTTGACCTGCAAACGTCTTTTTTGTTACCGAGTTTGCTGCGATCACCATTGTGGTTGCTGATGCTGCACCAAATTCGACTGCACCAGTTTGCTCTGCAACTGATGTGTGAGTTGTGATCGTTGGTCGAATAAATGTTTTTTGTGTGCCACCGTCAGGATATGCGCGTGCGCCGATCGCTGTTACAAATGGTCGAATGAAGTTGATGTCTTGAAATACTGGCCCGAGGACTGGTACTGGCAACAAACCCGGTGTGTCGGTTGTTGCGATGTCGCCTGCGGCTGCTTCAAGCACACTTTGTTTTGCTTTTTGTGCGCCAACAAATTCTTCGTTGACTTTGCGGAATGTGTCGCCACCGATGTGGTACGCGGCAAGATATTCGCCAACGCTTGGCATACGAAATTCGCGTTTTGGTTGCGCCCAAAGTTTGTCGACGGTTGCTTGTGCCGCTTCGACTACTGGTTGCTCGTTTTTGTCGGTCATGTCTGTCTCCTGTGTTGTTTCTTGATCTGATATTAACTCTACTTGTGGTTCGGTTTCGTGGATACCCTCAACGGCTGGTTCGTCGGGTGCGCTGGCCGCAACGTCGGTAATTATTGCACCGGCAAACGCGCCCTCGGATACCAGCGACAATTCTGACCAGTTAGCGGCCTCAACGATCATTACGCCGTCTTCGTCGTACCTAAATTTTGTGGGTGTTACGCCGACCGATACCGCGTCAATAACGCCGTCATTTGCCAACGTCAACGCTTCGTCGCCTAGTCGAGTGGCGCTGATCTTGGCGGTAAACATCATGCCCTGAGCCGTGTCTACGCGCTCAACGACCTTGCCGACAATTTGATTGCTGTCGTGTTGCATATAAAGTTTTGGGTCGCGCCCCGTGACTGGCAACGACCCCTGCAAAAACCGTACCTGTGTACCGTCGCTGACGGTTGCTGTTTCGTCGTATGTGACGGCTACGCCTGAGATTGAGCGCGACGGCAAACCCTCTGCCGCCGCTGCGTCAACCGTGATCTGAGTGGGGGTTAATTTGATCATAAAATTTATAGTACTCCATTTGGTATTGGTGTTTCGGAATTGTCTTCGCGGTAATCACTCATCGAGTATTCACCCGATAAATATTGCTCAACGTCAAATTCGACATATGTGCCGTTAGGTAGCACGTTATTTTGACTTAGTGTGCCAGCAATGCAATCTGCATAAGCGCGTACGCCAAATGTCCACAAGTCCATGCGCGCTTCAGCGCTCGACTGATACGAATAACTACCGACCGACACGCCTGCAAGGTACGGCGGAATGTTGCATAGTCGTGCCATTTCCATTGCTTGAAATTCTGCTGATTCGATCAGCAACATTTTGTCAGGGCTGGTAAGTGTTTCTGTGTATGTCACAAATTCGTTTAATGCTGCGGTTTGATTTGTTGCGCGTGCTGCGTTAAACGCCGCTGCAAGATCGGCTAACTCTTGTGCGCTTAACGGTTCGCCACCAGTCTGTCGCAAAATGCCTGCTGGTATGGCGCTGCTTGAATTGCGGAAACGTGCCGCTTCAAGTTGTAACGCTGTTGCGATTGCTTTTTCGCTCATGTAAACGATGCCTTGTATTGGCGACAAAAATTGCACAAGATCGTCAGGGTTTAAGTTGCCGCCTTGAAACGTTAGTTGTTTTGACGGTGCAAACCATACTGGGCCAGTTTGATCGAGTGTGTTGACCATTGCGGCTGGTAGTCGAGTAAACGACGCTGGATAGCCGTCGGCGGTGCGACTTGTAACGTAGAGGAACGACCGACCGTAGAAAAATAAATCGTCAAACAACCATGCAAGCAAAAACGAATTGGGCACACTTGGGTCAAGTCGTCGCAACCAAGTGCGTGGCGCTAACGGCAGTTTTTCCATTTCTTCGCCGTTCCAAATTTCGTTGTACATTTTCAAACTCATGCAACCAATAACGCTTGCCATGAGATCGCGCGCTCGACTAATTGTTGGCACACTCATTGCACGGTTACGTGCTTCGCCTTCGCTGTACGAGTAATACTGACCGATCATTCCAACGCCAGCCGTGTTAGCCGAATAATATTGTCCGCCTACTGCCGCTGTTTTTGCTGGTTGCGGTGAGATCGCTGCTTTGTTTACGGTGCGGTTAAAAATGCCCATGCGCTAAGTATGCCACCAAACTATTTGTGCGTTGTGTATAGGCGACCGCCAATCCGTAACCGAGAAAGTAAG